TAATATTATCTAACTCAGGTGCTATATATTCATCATAAACAGTATCATAACTTGCACCTTTATTAACCATTGCATCTACACGTAATGCTTCTAACTCACCTTGTTTAGCGACAGAAAATGTTTCAAAATCAGCATCATCTGCTTTTCTTTTAAGTTCAGATATTTGATTACCAACGTTAGAAACTGCTTTTCCAAAATCTTGTTCTCCTTGTGCTAAAGCTGATGCAACATTAGGGTCTAATCTTGCTCCACCATAGTCAGCACTAACAGATGGTTTTTTTTCATATAAAGGTATTCTAGCCATAATATTAATCGAAACTACTTGCGAAGTTTCCTATCCCTGTTAATAAAGTTGTTCTTGCTCGTTGTTTTCCTTGCAATTCTGCAATTCTTCCCTCGTATAATGCCATATCTGCTTCTGATAAAGCACTTTGTCTTTGTATTTCTCTTGTTCTTCTATCATTTAATAAGTCTAATTGCATGTTTGATATTTCTTCTAATTGTACTAATAAAGGTGTACCTGAGTCTGTTGTAGCACCAGTAGATAAAAAACCTGCACGTTGTCTTGCTCTAAATTTTCTTTGGTCTTCTACTGTTCTTTGTGTTTCAGCTTCTTTTGCAATTTTTATATTTTCTGCTTTATTTCGTAATAATTTAGCATTGTATTCAGAAGCTTGTCTTCTTAATTTTCCCTCTTGTCTTTCAGCACGAGAAGACATGATTGAACCTGCTAAACCTATAAATGCACCTAATCCTGCCATCTATCTATCCTCCACTCTAGGTATCATTGCTAATACAGTACATGGTGATGGTGTGTCATTTACTACATATAAGAGTTTTAAAAATTCACTTGCATTAGAAAACCATGCTTCTGCATCTTCATTATATAATGCAGTATTATCTGAATTGAATACAACACTGTCAAGGTCATTCTTAGTTTGTCCAACTTTTGCTTGCAATGTATCTTTAAATCTTATAGTAGCACGTTGTACATCTTTTTTACTTCCTAGTGTTGTTGTTGATGTAGTTTCTGTATCTAAATACATTGGTGCTAATGTTGCAGTATAATTTAATCCAACATAAATTGTAGTATGTCCTGTTGTTCCTATATTTATTTTACCTGCATTTACTGTATATGTAGTTGCTGAGGGTATGCCGTCTATAACTACATTTACTGTTTTACCCTCTAAATAATCTAATCCTGATAATTCTGCAGTTTCAGGTGATTCAAATTTAGTAGCATAATCGACACCACAAAAATCAGTTGTATAATTTGTATATTCTCTTGGTTTAAAAACACCTACTGCTCTTTTTGTTTTTGTGCTTTCTGACCAATAAAAAGCATCAAATGGTGGTGTTGTACTCCTACCAGTATGGTCTTGTATACAAACATAACAAGTGCCATTATAATCTACATTTTGATTAAAAGTGTATGTTCCTGATGCAACCCAATCAGGTGGGTCTATTGTATATTCACTTATAGTATATACTTCATCTTCTGATTGTGGATTAGGTAATATATTTACGCTTAAAAATTTACCTGTACTATCTATAGTATGTCTATGCCAACCAAAAACTTTTTGTTCTCTTTCATAAGTAAATCCAAGTAATTGACCATCATTTCTAATTAACCATAATATATTGTCAGGTTGTTGCTGATAAGACCAATTTATAATACCACCCTCAGTTATATGTTCTGAAAATATTGTTAAGTCAGGTGCTATAAATTCATCTTGATTATAATCGTATGTCCATTCTCTTACTTTACGTCCTTGACGCATTGCAAAAATTATTACTGAGTTTATCAATGTTGCTTGTGTAGTATTTGACCCATATGTAGTCTTTCTATTTAATGCAAAAGATACAGGACTTATAGGCTTTCTATCTGATTCAGGTTCAAGTGACCATTCACTTCCTGATGTGCCAATAATTAAAGCTTCATGTGGTACTAACCATTGTATACTGTCTAAGTTACCTGAGTTAATAGTAAGTTTCATAGCAGAAGTTGCTAATGTACCTAATAAAAAATTTGTATAATCATCACTTCTAGATAACCATAAAGTATCAGGATAACTTGCAACACCTGAAAAAACCATTCTATTTTGATATAATGCTAAACAAGCAGGAAATCCTCTAAGAGTTGAAAAAGCACCCTCAGTCCATTTATTCATTTTTGGTGATAATCTATTCCAATGTCCTGCATCAAATTGAGAACCAAATCCCATAGCATATGTTGGTGAACTACTTGTTATTTCTTTTACACATTCAAAATAATTTGTTTCTGATGATGTTTGATATTTAAAAAGAACACCTGCAGTTGTTATACTTAAAATAGATTCTTCTAATGTTGCATCTGTAGGAACTTGATTTAAATACATACCTGTCATTAATGTTGATTCAGTATCTACAGAATAATTATCTAATAAAGTATTTATACTTGTTGAAACTCTTTTTTGTATTTTATTATTTTGACTATCTAAAGTATAAACAATTCCATCTATACCAAATATATCAGATATAAAAGGGTCACTAAATGTAGAGTTTGATAATGTTGTAGTTGAAATTACACCCATATTTATATTTAATCTAAATATATAATTTACATTTCTATTAAATCTATGATGAGGCATACCAGTAGTTTTTACTTCATTAGTTACTTGAGCATAATAAAATCCTCCTGCACCATCTGTTCCTATTGAGCGAGGATACATATTTTTTCCTCTAATTCCTGTACTTGCATTTCCACCATCAGTAGTAATATTAGAAACAGTAGAAAGTTTATTTAATGTTGTTGCACTATATTTATTAAATCTTACTTTAGTTGCAGAACCTCTTACTGTATAACCTACTACATATAAATTATCATTATTAAATGCTACATCAAATCCCTCTGCCATATCGTTAGAAGCAAAAATATTATTACTCTTTAATAAAGTGATAGTATCATCTTCAGGTGAAATAAAAAATTTATGTAACCATACATTTGAAGTTGCATCTGAAATAACATAAAAGTGTCTTTGACCAACTATAGATAGATTTGCATTAGTTATAGTATAATTACCACTTGCACTTAATCCACCATTTGATAAAGATATTTTAAAATTTGTTGCATCAGTTCTTTCTGTAATTAAATGTTGTCCTGTTAATAAAGGTAATGTTGACGATGTAATATTTTCAAAATTTATTTTCATTCCTTTAGCTACTTGATGATTAGCAGATGTTGTTATAGTAGCTACTTCTGTTGTATGGTCATATGCAATTTGTGTAATATCAGATGGAGATAAAGTTGTACCTGTTCCAAATAAATTAGATACTGAAATTTCTCCTGATGCCATACCTTTTGTATTATCTAATTGTGTTAATGTTGTTCCTGTTTCACTTCCACCTAAAACAACATTAGCACTAACACTTAAATCTATAGAACCTACTGCACCTGTAAAAGTTGTATTTTGAAAAGGTAAATTTTCATTAACTTTATCACCTACATTAAATGCTTGAGATGTTGTCCAATTTGTATACTCTAAAATAGAGTCTTGAAATGGACTTACTATTCTTGCTTGTGCTTGTGTAGAACTATCTACTGCAGTTATTTGAACTAAAGACTCTAAGTATTGATTTTCAACAACTAAAGAAAAACTAAATGCATCAGAAACATCTGTGTTATCATATTTTAATCTAATAAAAGTATTATTTTCTTCAGGTTGTTCTGAAGATGTTGTAAAGTTTTTAGATACAGTTGCAGATGCAGTTGTTCCATTTCCTGAAGTATCACCAATAACAATATAATTATTATATGTTACTCCTCCATCTAAACTTCTTTGTAAAGTAACTTTACCTAGCCATGTTCCATTTGTTGTTATATTCCAATTAGAATTTGAAACATTAATACCACTAGAAATATTAGAAGAATTATAATTTTTATTTAAAGTACTATTTGCTTTATCTCTAATTGCTTTAAATCTAAAGTATGCACCTACATGTCCTGTTTCAAATACATCTCCACTTGCAGTTAAAATAGTATTACCTTGTTTATTTGATGTAGATATAGTTAATGCCGTAGTTGTATTTTCTTCTCTTAATGGTGGATACCCAGTATCAAAATCAAAGTCTGTAAAATTCCAACTTGCATCATTTTCTGATGAAGTTCTGTTTAATGTTTTTACAGGGTGATTTGGGTGTGTAATAAATAATACGTCAGCAGATTGTGTAAATTTTAAATCTTTTATTTCATCTGCTAAATATGGGTGACTAATTTCAAAAGCAGGTTGTCCTAATGTTAATGTTCCTGTAAAAGTATTTGGGTTTTGTCCTGATGCACCACTATTAGTTAATTTTAAATATATTGTTTGAAAACCTAAACTATCATTATCTTTAATAAAGAACGATGGTGCAACACCAGTTGCAGTTCCTCTTTTAAAAATTGAAACACCATCAACTATAATAAATGTTGTATCTGATAATGATGGGTCACTATCATCAGGTAATGTACAATAGTAATATTTACTGGGACTACCACTTACTGTTCCTTGAGTCCATTTAAATTTAGTTATATCAGTTAAATCAATAGTTTCGTCTAAGACTGGTTGTTTGTTTTTGTAAAATCTAAAATATCCATCTTGATTTGTTGTTCCTGTATTTCCTATTTCTAACATAAATGTTTCATTAACATTAAATGTAAAAGGATATAATCTAGCATTAACATCATTTTTTGTATCTGAAATTCTTTGTATAGCAGGTCTTCTAATTACACCACCATACGGAAGTGGAACAAAGTTTTCTAATTCTTGACAACCTGATTGATATTTATCTATATCTTCACGAGCATAGAGATATGGAGATAACTCGCCTGCATTAAAACTATTGACGATTTTTTTAGCCACATTACCTCCTATGGAATTGTATTATAATCTGTTTGAGCAAAAGGAGGATAACTGTTTCCTGAACTAGCAGTTGTTTGTGTTGCTTCTAACCATTCACTATCATTAGTAGCAAAATTGTATTGTTCAAAACCATTTACTCTTCTTGCTTCAGGCATTACTGCACTAGTAAATTCATCTAATATATCATTTGCTCTTTTTTCATTACCTGCTACTGGTATTGCTAATTTATATGCTAACCATGTATAAAATGCTTGTGCAAATAAAGAATCCATTTCTGTTGGTTCAGGTGCTTTATCATAACAAATAAATGCTTTTTGATTGTTTGTTAATAATATATCTTTTTCTACATGCCATTCTACTAATGGTTTACTATAGTAATATATACTATTTGTTGGACTAACAGATATAGTTCTTATTACATCGCTTGGTAATTTGAATTGATATTCATACCCATAAATTGGTTTTACTAATGATACAGTAACTCCATTACTAAATGTTAATGGTGGATTATAAGTTGTAACATCATTTGTTACTGTAGTGCTTGATGCACCAAAAACTAATATCCATTGTGTTTTACTAGTAGTATTAAAAGTAAGACTAACATAATCAGCATTTCCTGAAGTACTATTTGTAAATACAGGTCTGTTTGTTGAATCAACAGATGATGCAGATAATGTATATGTTTCTTCGTTTCCTGAGTCAGATACACTTGCAGGAATAACGATTGTTATTTCGTTAGCACCAATTTGTGTTCTTGTTTTACAACAGTTCCAAGTATGTAATCTAACAAGTTCATTTAGTGCTTGGTCATAATGTAAATCACATTGTGTAAAAACGCTTCCTGTATTATTAGAAAACGTTGGGTCAGTAAGTTGGTTTCTTTCATTCCCTATCTTACTTAACGCAAGATTACATAATTTGACTTTTGTTAATGACATAATAAAAAAAAATTAGGGGGAGGTTGCCCTCCCCTCAGTTGTTACTCGTTTGTAACGATTAGGATAACACCCAATACAGTTGCTGAACTACCAAGTTTAATGGTTAAATCACTTCCACCAACTTCAAGAAAAGCATCTCCACCTTGACTTAAGTCATTAGGTGTAACTAATCTTGAATTTGCGTGACCTGTGATATAAGCATCTTCATCTGCAGAAGTACCGACATCAGTAATATTACCTGCTGATGCAACTAAATCCATGAAAACAATTCTTGCTTTTTCAGGAAGTGTATCTGCAACTTGTACATTACCACTTGTAGCATCTTTGATAGAAACAGTAATAGCTTGGACATTACCACGATACTCATACTTATTAACTAATTTGTTAGCAAGTACATTTGTTAATTCGCTTGAATTAGCCATAATAATAATCCTCCTTTATGCTAAACTTCTACATGGAATAACTACTACTTTTTCTTCTTCCATTCTAACTGCACCAAACTCAGCTTTCATGTAAGCATAGTAATTAAACCCTTTATCTGCTCTTTCTGACACTTTGGTAGTCATGTCAGGATTAACTTCAAACAACGATGCACTTGGAGCAAATGCGTAAACTGCACGGAAGTTGTAATCAACTCCACCAACAGTTGTAGTTACGGCAGTCCATGTACCATTTGCATTATCAACATCAGAATTAGCAATTTTTAAATTACCAACAGATGATGCTCCATCACCAACAGAACAAGCTTCGTTATTGAAGTATGGGATAATGTTTGAGATACAGAATTTTGCACCCATGTAATCGTAGATTTTACCATAACTATTACTGTCCACTGGACGAGTTGCAGTATAGTCGAAGTTGATGAAGTTATCATCAGCCATCATTTCTTGCCACTGTGTCCAAGAAATCTTGAATACAGGTGCTAAGTTTTCTACGTCAACATTGTTGTTTCCGAATTGTGCTAACGCTTGTAAGAACTTACCATAAGTGAATCCTGTCTCTACTGCAGTTGTGCCATCACTAATTGATGATACTGCATTACTTAAAGTTACAGAAGTTGCACTTGTTTCTAAGTCAGTAGTATTAGCAGAACCTAGCATAGCTTGGTCAATGATAATATCTTCTTGACGAAGAAACTTGTTCTTCATAGCAGTTAACTTTGCATTTCTTGGGTCTACACCCATTTTAGACAAATCAGCCCAATCCATGAATTGCCCATCTTGGTAAGCAATTCTTGATGTACGTCTTCGGCTATAGTCTAATTCAGATATTGGAGAATCTCCAAATCTGTTTGTAACAACTTGAGGTAAACCCCCTCCAGTCGTTCTTTGATAAACACCCTCTTTACGATATAGGTCGCCTGTAGCTAACATAATGTAAGGACGAAGTTTACCACCATTAACTTCAACAGTTTCTCTGATAGACCTGTCAAAGCCAATTACATATGTGTTTAATAAGTCTTGCGACATATTTCACCTCCGAATTAATTGTTAATACATATAGTTAATTTACTTTTTCGGCTTAGAGTGTCCTCGACAGGAGGGTCTTGCCTGATTTAAGGTTCTCACCTTTGATTTACTATCAGGCACAAATTGTGGTATCTGTTGTAAAATCTAAAATTCATATATATTTATTTTAATAATTTGTCAAGTATTTTTTATAACAAACTTGGTGGTGGCTTTAATTTAGCTTGTTGCTTTAATAATTCACCACGTTCTTTAATTAACGCTTGATAATCTGCACTATGAGTGTGACCTTTAAATTCATTTATTTCTCTCTCAATATTACGCAAACCATCTTCTACAGTTTGAAAACTTGCATTATTTTCTGCAATAACTGCATCATCACCAACTAAAGGACAAATTTTCTCAAAGAAAGCTAAAACAAAATCAGGATTATTACCAATAGCAGGGTCATCTTTAAAATCTCCCATACCTAAAAAATCTAATGTATTAGCAACTTTAGATAAGTTATATTCGTAATCATTACCACGCCATACATCTCTCAATGTTTCTTCAGCTTCTGTAAGACTCATTTCTTCTTCACGTTCTAAGTTTTCTTCTTCGTTTTGACCTCTCATTAATTCATAATGGAGTAACGCTTCTGTTTGCTCATTAGATAAACCTAAAGTATGTGCTATTTCTTTAAACTCACTTACTTCTTCTTCATCTAACTCTACATTAGAAAACTCTTCTGACAATTCAAGATTATAGTCTTCTGCAGATGGTGGTATACCTAATGCTTGTCTTCTTTGTTCTATAACAACAGGGTCATCAGATGTCATAAAATCTTCAATCTTTTGACCAGTAAGACTTTGCGAATGTATCGCACCTTTTGCCATTTCAACAGGGTTAGTATATTTAGACCATATTGAATGTTTACCTAAATCATCAGGTAAAGAATCAACCCATGTTCTATTAAAACGACCCTCATTATCTAACATTGAAGCATCATCAGAAACTTCTTCTTCATAATGCTCTGTATCTTGTACTTCTTCTTCAACACCCTCAGGTGCTACATCTTCATATACTTCTTCCGACATATGACTTCCTTTTTATTCATATTAACTGCCCATTTAAATTTAAATTACTTACGTCTATAACCTGACATAGTTTTTCTCATTTTTATAGATTTAGGTTTTTTAAGTTTAATATTTAATTTATCAATAATTTTATTTTTTGATTTTTTAGCAGGTGCTTCTTTTGGTTTTCTAGTACCTCTAGACCCTACACCTTTTGAACTATATGTTGGTTGTTCAACAGGTTTTCTTGAACCTCTAGAACCAACTTTTTTAACTGCTCTTTTCTTAACAACTTCAGTTACTTTTTCTTTTGCTTTTTTAGAAGTTGGCACTCTGTTTTTACCAACACCTGCAGTTTTTGGTTCACCCTTTTTAGGAGGTGTTCTATCACCTCTAGAACCTTTTGAACTATAAGTTTTTTGCTCTACAGGTTTTCTTGAACCTCTAGAACCTCCATGACCTTTCTTATGCATCTTACTTCTCCTCGCTTATTAAAGCTTTTATATATCTAATTAAATCTTGCATACCATTACGATATGCACACTCTGCATGAGATAATTGACTTCCAACTTGTTCATCAATTAATGCAAATGCATCTATATCTTCTAAAACTCTTAATCCGTCCTCTGTATTAAAAACTCTTTTATACGAACCGATAAGAATATTTAATTCATCACTGTTCAAGATTTATATCCCCTTGTTCTACCTGACTTATTATACTAGATGGGTCAACTGCACCACTTACTTTTTGAACTGCGTCTGCCAGTGCAGGTGCTTGTTTAACCATCATTTGTTCTTGCATCATTGCAAATTGTGCTTCACGTTCTTCCATAACTTTACTTGGGTCTTTTAATGCGTTCATACTAGAACTATTAGCATACCATATTTCTCTAAATAATTTATCAGGCTCTACATTTTGTAAAGACATTTGCATATTAGGGTCACGAGATGCTAATTCACCAAAGACTCGTAAAGTATTTATTGCACCCATTGTTTCAAATGATTTAGTAGCCATAGATAATCTACCTACATAATCTATTTCATACGTTGGGTTTTCTGCTAATGCTTGTGGTACTTCAGGTAAAAGTTTTTTCTTTTGTGCTATGTAATACAAATGTTCCATCATTGGATTAACATGTTCATTTAAATATCTACTAACAAAAGGTGCTAGTGTCATCATATCAGTAGTCATTCTTTCATTTACTTCTGTTGCAGTCATATTTCTGTAATCTTCTAAAGGACGGAATAAATGATTAAAAAACATTTGTTTAATCTGTTTTTCATGAACTTGATACATTTCAAATGCTAAATTAGAATCTCCTGCAGGTTGTAATCTTTCAGGTTTACCATTAGGATTAGTTGCTCTCCATTTAATTATAGCACCTGCTCTATTACTTATATTACTAACACTATCATCATCAGGTACTAACCATTGTGCATTAGACCTTTGTTCAGCAGATAAAACCATTGAACGATAAATAATATTTGTTCTTCTTGCAGTTCCTAATATCATGCTCATAGGAGAGCGACCATAGATTTCATCGTTGCCTTTACTAAACCTTGCAACTTTGTAAGGGTTATAGTCAAACCCACTTTCTAAAATAATAGTTCCTTTTTCTCTACTTATGTGAAATGATGCAAATGGTTTTTGTGTGTTCTTTTTATCTGCTTTCACATAATCTGTTCTTGGCATAATAAATTGTATAAAAGTATATTTACGACTTCCGTAATCTTTTGATTGTTCTTCTAACTGGTCAAAACCTGCTTTTGATAAAGCTTCTGCACCATATTTTTGTATTGCTTGTCTAAGAGTTAATTTAAATTCTCTAGCAACAGTATCTACCTCACCAAGATAATTTTCTTCTAATCTAACATCGCTGATAATATGATTTCTAAATCTTACTATTTCTTTATCATCTTCTTCTAATGTTAAACAATTTGTACCAAAACAACCCATACAAAGTAATGCTTGAAATTGTTCTTGTGCAAAATTAGAACCAACAATAATCTGATGAATAACTCTACTTACTTGTTCAAAATAATATGCTACTTGCTCATCTGCCATTAACATAGGATTAGGGTGTCTATACTTTGCCCATACACTATTTGGTGGAAACATATGAGAATAAAAACCTGATGCAAAATTATAGTTTGCTTCTATACATGTATCAATCATACGTTGTGGTGATTTTTCTAATCCACCATATCGTACACGATTAATGTTATCGTTTGTTGGTAAACACCAATCAGCACATTCTTGCCATAGGTTTTTCCAATTACCTAAAGCATACTGGTTCATATTATCAAATTTTCTTACAAGATTTTTTCCGTCCATTACATTTTACCTTGACCTAAGATACTTGTTGTACCTTTTGTATTTTTTCCTAATACACTTTGTTTAGGTTTTCTTTTTGTAAGTATGGTTGATTTTCTTCCTGCTCTAGCACCTGCTTGTGCTGATGCAACTGCTTGTTGTCCTGCCGTATCAACTCTAGTAGGTGCAGGTGATGGTGGTGGAGGTGGTGGTGGTGTCGGTGCTTGTTCTACTCTAGTACCCATAATAATATCCTAA